TCTCAGTAGATGGTGGAACAATTAAACTTGATGGTAATTATCCAACTGGTACAGATAATGTAGCTTTAGGTAACAATACTCTAAGTGGTGGTTCATTTAGTGGTTCAGGAAATATTGCTATTGGTGATAGTGTAGGTTCTGCAACCACATCGGGTTCTAATGCTGTTGCTATAGGTCGTGATGCTTTAAAAGGTGTTTATACAGGTGGAGATGCTGTTGCTATCGGTAGAAGTGCTTTAACAGTTTTAACTTCAGGAAATAATAATGTAGCTGTAGGTACTTTTGGATTAGGAGCAAATACAACAGGTGGCGATAATACTGCTATAGGATATGCAGCTTTGGGAGAAAACACCACAGCCTCTAACAATACAGCTGTAGGTAAAAGTGCTTTAAATGCTAACACCACAGGTGCCAATAACGTAGCAGTGGGTATGAGAGCATTAGAAGATAATACGACTGCTAGTGGAAATACAGCAGTTGGTTATGTTGCATTACCTAACAATACTACTGGTATCAGAAATACTGCTCTTGGTTACATAACATTAGGAGATAATACTACTGGTACTGACAATACAGCTTTAGGTTACAATGTTTTAGCAGCAAACACAGCAAATCAAAACACAGGAGTTGGTGCTTATGCATTACTCGCTAATACTTCAGGTGCAGAAAATACTGCTATAGGTAGAAATTCATTAGGAGCCAATACTACTGCATCTAACAATACTGCTGTTGGTGTAGATAGTCTTGCTGCAAACACTACAGGCGACCTAAATACAGCAGTTGGAAAAGCTGCTTTAGCATTAAACACTACAGGTACAAGAAACGTAGCAGTTGGTGCTTTAGCCTTAGATGCTTTAACAACAGAAAATGATAATGTTGCTATAGGGTATGCTGCTTTATCATCAGAAGTAAGTGGTTTTAGAAACGTAGCAGTTGGTTCAAACGCAGGTGTAGCACAGAATGGTGGAACTAATAATACCTTAGTTGGATATTTAGCAGGTGGAGCAATTACTACAGGTGATGCTAATACCTTTATAGGTTCTGATTGTGGTGATGCTAATACAACAGCTAGTAATAATACTGCTGTCGGTCAAAATGCTTTTGGTGCAAACACTACAGGTGCGGACAACAATGCTTTTGGTAAAGATGCTCTTAAAGATAATACAACTGGCGGAGATAACCAAGCTTTTGGTAGAGGTGCTTTACAATTAGTCACAACTGGTAATGGTAACTGTGCATTTGGTCATGGAGCAGCAAGTGCATTAACTACAGGTTCTGATAATGTTGCTATGGGTAGAAATGCTTTAGATAATGTATTAGCAGGTGGTAATGTTGGTATAGGTTATAGAGCTGGTTTTAATGCTACTACTGCTGACGATGGTGTGTATATAGGTTATAGAGCTGGATATCAAATTTCTTCACAAGATTATTTAGTAGCTATAGGTAAGGATGCACTTTATAGTTGTACTTCAGGTACTGGAAATGTTGCTGTAGGTTATCAAGCAGGAAAAGAAATAACTTCAGGTAGTGATAATACAGCAATAGGATATGAGGCTTTAGATGCACTCACTTCAGGAGATAGCAATACCGCAGTTGGTAGAGGTGCTTTAGGAGTAAACACTACAGGCTTCCATAATACCGCAGTTGGTGCATTATCTTTAGATGCTAATACAAGTGGTTTATATAATACTGCTGTTGGTTACATTGCATTAACTGCAAATACTTCAGGAGATAGAAATACAGCAATAGGTAGAAGTGCTTTAGAAAACAATACTACAGGTACTTATAATACTGGTTGTGGTATGGATGCAGGTTATAATATTACAACAGGTAATTATAACACTCTATGTGGTTATTCTACATCAGCATCGGCAGCTTCAGGTTCAAATCAAATAGTTCTAGGATATGCAACAGTAGGGCATGGAGATAATAAATTTACATTTGGACAGGAAACAGGAAATTCAAGGGTTTATAATGCTTTCCAAGTTGATGCTTCTTGGACAAGAGTATCAGACGTAAGATATAAAGAAGAAATAGAAGATAATACAGATTGTGGTTTAGACTTTATAAACGATTTAAGACCTGTAACTTTTAAATGGAAAGCAAAAGCTGATATTGATAATACATTACCTGATTATCAACCCAATAAAACTGAAAGACAACATGATGAAAAAATGTATGGTCTTATAGCTCAAGAAGTTAAAGAGTCTTTAGATAAACATAACATTACTGACTTTGGTGGATGGGACATAGAAGAGTCAAGCGGAATACAATCTATTTCACAAGAAATGTTTGTACACCCATTAATCAAAGCAGTACAAGAACTTTCATCACAAGTAGATGAATTAAAAGCTGAAATACAAACTTTAAAAGGAGAATAATATGGCAAAAACAGTAAGCGAAGTCTTAACAGCAGCAATGGACAGCGTAACACTTATCAATGGTGTAAACGATGGAACTTGGAATGTTGAAGGCATGGAGCAATCAGACATCAACGATATGGTACAAAGAAACGTAGGCCACTTGGAAATCGTTTTAGCGTATGCACCTGTTGATGAAGATGATAATACACCTGATGTAGCTGGTAGTGATGAAGATTTATCTTCATATAATGATGCAATTTCTACTGGCAAAACTTACATAGAAAATAATTCTTAGTATATAATTTAATTTTAATAAACTTATAGGAGAGTTAAATGAGTAAAGAAGATAATAAGATGGAAAACCAAGAACCAGTAATAATCACATTTAATGGCACTGAATATAGAGCTGCTGACTTAAATGAAGAGCAAATGGCTTTAGCTGCTAAATTAAATATTGCTGGTAAAAAACTAGCTAGACTTCAAGAATATTATGATGATTATGTCATTACTGATGAATATAAGAATCTATGTATCCAATCATTTGATAGAGCTATCAATGCTACAAATGAAGAAGCTGAGGTAGAAGAGGAAAAATAAATGCCAACTCGTAAGACTACAGCAGAAGTCCACACACAATTACAGGTACATGAAAAGATGTGCGAAGAAAGATGGAAAACTATTTATAGAAAAACTGATGATTTACAAGCATCAATAAATAGTATGAGAATGTGGCTTCTAGGTGGTCTTACAACAATAGTGGCATCCTTGATAACAATCATTATTAGAGGTTTACTTTAATAATTATTAATTTATGATAGACAAACTTATACAACCAGTCGGTGACATTTTAGATAAATTTGTTGCTGATAAAGATTTAAAAGTAAAACTTTCCCACGAGCTGGAGAAAGAAATAATTTCGTTAAACAAAGCACAATTAGAAGTAAATAAAGTTGAAGCAAAACACAATAACATATTTGTCTCAGGTTGGCGGCCATTTATTGGTTGGAGTTGCGGTCTATCACTCACTTATCATTTTATTCTAGAACCTATCATTCAATACATTCTTATTGTTAATGCAATTCAATTTGAAACGCCTGAGTTTGACTTTAGCCAATTATCTACAATCGTTATGGCTATGCTTGGTATGTCAACACTTAGAACCTACGAAAAAACCAAAAAATAAAATGTACGACAACATTAAAGAAATGCTAATCAAGAATGAAGGATTGGTATGTCAACCTTATCATTGTAGTGCTAACAAGCTAACAATAGGCGTAGGCAGGAACTTAGAAGCAAATGGTATATCAGAAGATGAAGCTATGTATCTTCTAGAAAATGATATCAATAGAGTTGTAGCTAATTTAGATAAGATGTGGGAAGTATGGAGAAGTTTCCCTGTACCAGCTCAAGAAGTATGTGTTGATATGGCATTTCAAATGGGCATAGCAGGATTTATGAATTTTAGACAAACACGAGCTCTGATGGAGATGGGTTGTTGGTTGGAAGCATCAGAGGAAGTATTAAGAAGTAAGTATGCAGTTCAAACACCAAATAGGGCAGCTAGGAATTCAAGAAAACTAGCTTTGTGTAAAAGTGCCAAGAAAAACATCAGACCAACATCAAGCTAATTCTAGACTTGGTGCTTTAGGAGAATCATTAGTTCAAACTTTTCTGCTTGAGTACGCTGACTTTTGTTATCCAACTCAAGAAAAACATCCTGCTGATTTAATGGTTGAATTTGGTTCAGCCAAATATACAGTACAAGTAAAAAGCAGAAGAGCCACTAAAGAAAAGAAGTTTGTATTTGCTGCTGAGAACTCAAGGTCACAATCTGAAACCTATAAACATTACACTTGCGATATCTTAGCTTTTGTATTCTTTGATGGAGAAGAGAAGCGAATCATGTTCAAAGCAAATACATCATCACAAAACTATTTTACTTTTGATAAGAAAGCTATCACTGAATCTATGGAATTAGATTCTCTAAAAGAAACACTAGACAATCTAAGCTCAGTACCAGTTCTAAATCCTTTAATTTAGCACCTAAAAATAAATTAAAATATTTTCATATAATTGTATACATTTATATATTTTTATATATAATGGGTAGTATGTTAATTAAAAATAAGGAGTTAAATAACATGGAAATAAGCAAAGAAAGAAAGATTGAAATATTAAATAACACGATAGAAAGATATACAAATCTTCTAGCAAAATATGGGAATGTTTCTACATGGAAAAATTATATTAAAAAAGCAGAGGTTGAACTTAATCAACTTAAGGGGAGTAAGTAACATGACAAAACAAGAAAAACACAAAACACTTCAAACTTTAGATGAAATATCTTTATTGTTAGATGAAGCAGTAGAAAAGTATATTAACGATTTACCAGCAGAAGCTAGAATCAAATATGCTGATGTATTTTCACACATAGGTCGTGCTGAGGATGGTTTAATCAATGTTGCTTATCAATTAAAACTTAAGGAGCAAGTATTATGACTAGATACACACTACAAGTTCAACTACCCAGTATAGGCTGGGTGGTTGCTATCAAGACTAGCGACTTATTTTATATGGCTAGTAAGAGAGCTAGATTAATTGCTCAAGGGCATAAAGTTAAATTAACTAAGGAGAGTAAAAATGGATAAAGATAGTATTTATAAAAAATATGAAAATGCATTTATTGGTTATTTTGTAATTAAACATTATGAAAATAATGACAAACAATTAACTAAAACTGATATACGTTTGTTAAGAAAATACACATATGCAATTTGGTTTAACAAAAATCAGATGTTAGAAGATAGATTGATAAACATATCAGGCACTACATACGCAATTAATAAAAGAGTTAATGTAGAAAATATGTCTGCTTACTTAGGAAATTATTGGTCAAGTTACTGTCGTTTAGGCAGAAAAACAGGTCTTATTAATATCTGCTCTAGCGACTATGGTATCGAAAATGTTTGTGTTGGTTTATTTGATACTGGCTTAGAAAGTATAACTAAGCAGATGTATGAGGATTTAGAACAGTTGCACACTTCTAAAAAGGAGTGTGCATAATGAACCTAATGTGCAATACCAAACATGGTGCTATTGAATGGAGATGGAAAGACTCAGGTCAACCATCTCCAGCTTACAAGTCATTGAATCATCAATGGTGGATTCCTAAGAAGTCTGAGTTTGAATTAGTAACTAAAGTTGATGCTTCTATCAAACAAGAAATCAAAGACGAGATTTGGGAAGATATGCAATCTGATTTTGAGTATACAAAAGAGCTTTACAAGCTACATAAAAAAATAAAAAGGGAGAGTAAATAATGGATATACAACTATTACTAGTATTAATCTTCATGGCATTTTGTTTATATGCAACTGCCTTGATTATCAACGACAGGAATAACAGAAAATGAATGTAACATTTAATTTAATGGGTGGTGGTGAATTAAATATACCATCAAGAGCAATCAGTGGTTTCTATAAAGATGAATTTAC